AATCTGTACGGCGGGAACACCGGCGGTACTCTGGACCGTTGTTTCAGCTTCATGTGGCGTACTGGCCTGGTCATCAATGCGATCGGCGTGACCCAAATCACCGGGTGCGGGTTCGAGGTGCAGGCGGGCCTTCTCAATGGCGCCAATTCGAGCGCCACGGCGGGCGTCGTCTTCACTTCCGGGACGCATAGTCCCGAGATCATTGTTGCAGATTGCTATCTCAACGGATTTGGAACAGGGGTGAGTTGGGGTTCGTCCGGCGAGATGACCTGGACGGGCGGCGCTATTATCATTGCAGATGATGGCCATGCGCCGGGCCATGTGGTCACTGGCGTGGGTCAGCCCGTATATGGTGGCTTCTACCACGTTCAGTTCAATCTTGGCGGTAACACGGCGGCTCCCCCGATCTTCACGGTGGCGTCTGGGGCTTACGCGGTCAAGATTGTTTGTCCGTTCATTACGAATGGCACGTTTGCGGGCACCTGGATCAGTCTTCCGGGGGGTTCCACCAACAGCCAAGTTGACATCGTCAATGCGCATGGCGTCAACGGGGGGGCACCAACCGCAGCAACTGTCCAGACGCACTTCAACGAGAAGGTTTGGGCAACAAGCGACAGCAGTGTTGCTGTTATCGACGGTAGCCCATCGGCCTCGATTTGTGCTGAGTCGAGCACGTCCGGTACGGCGAGCGCGCAGAACCTCGCGCTCTGGCGGTCGGGGACTCAGATCGGCTCATTGCGCACCGTCCCTGCCGGTGGCTATCAGCCTGCCACGATACTGCAGACTGATCTCGCCAATGGGTCGCTCGTGCTTGCGCCGAATGGCACGGGCGCGATCATGGCTCAGGTGCCGGATGGCACGGTGGCGGGGGGCAATTCGCGCGGCGGTGGCGTGGTCGATCTGCAGACGACTCGAAGCACCGCGTCTCAGGTAGCATCCGGCGGGCGATCGGTGATCGTCGGTGGCGGCGGCAACACGGCATCCAGCACGTTCTGCGTAGTCGGCGGGAACAGCAACAACGTCTCGGGTGGGACCTCAGTTGCTTTCGGGTTCGCCAATCAACTGAGCGGAGCGAATTCGTCGGCGCCGGGCGGCGCGAACGCCAACGATCACGGGCGTACGGGCGTACTTCTGTGGAGTTCCAATACAAGCGCGATCCCCGGCACGCAACAGAGTGCCAAGCAGATACTCGGGGGTTCCAGCAACGGCACTACGCCAGTCCGGCTGACGGCCGATGGTCAGGCGGCCGGCGCGGCGAACACCGTGAACATTCCGAGCAACACTGCTTATGCGACTCGGATCGTCGTGGTAGGGCGCCACGTCAGCGCCCAAGACGTGGCGGTGTGGCGGCTTGATCCGGTCATTGTCTCGTGCGGCAGTGGCGCGAGCACGGTCACTGTTGTCGGCGGTGGGACGGCGATTGCGCCCACGACGTCGACTGGCACCGTTACCGGTTGGTCGATCAGCGTAACGGCTGATACCACGAATGGCGGCCTGAACATCACTGCCACCGGTACTTCCGGTTACGTTATCGACTGGACCGCCGAGGTGAGCGGACCCGAGGCCGGATAGGACTAATAGCGCCGGTCTCAAACAGGAGAGAATGACAGATGCCGATCGTCCAAGCGGGCGCGCTCAACACGACCGCGCTGGTGGTGCCCGATCTCTATGTGCAGATCGTACCGCCGCAGAACCTTGTCATCAATGGTGTGCCGACGAACGTAATCGGCGTGGTCGGGACCGCATCGTGGGGGCCGAAGAACCAGGCTTGTGAAATCGGCACGATGGCCGAGTATTCTCTGCAGTTCGGGTCGGTGATGCCGCGCACTTACGACATGGGCACCGCCGTCGCGATCGCGGTCCAGCAGGGTGCACAGGCATTCGAGTGCGTGCGCGTCACGGACGGCACCGATGTTCAAGCACAGGCGCTGTTCAATGGCACCGCGGCGTCGAACTGTTCGTTCATCGCGACGTCGCTCTACAGCGGGTCGGCCGCCAACGGCGACGTGCTCACGCTGTCGCAGGGCGCCGGCGGGACTTACAACCTGACGATCTCGCGGCCCGGTGTGACGGCACAACTCTACACCGGGCTCACCGGCACAGGCGCGGCGTTCTGGACCAACCTGATCGCGGCGGTGAATACGGGCGTTGGTCAGTTGGCCGGCCCCTCGCAGCTTGTCACCCTGTCGGCGGGTGCCGGCGCCAGCGCGAGCGTCAGCCCGTCGTCCCTTACCCTTCCGATGTCGATCACGCTCGGGTTTGGGACTGGCTCGACGGCCGGCAGCGATGGGGTGGGCAGCATCACATCCTCTGTCATGGTCGGCCAGGACACGATCCCGCGCACCGGCATGTATTGCTTGCGCGGGCAGGGCTGTTCGATCGGCATGCTGGCGGATGTCTCCGACTCGACGACGTGGGCCGCCACCCAGGACCCGTTCGGGCTGTCCGAAGGCATCTACATGATGCTGGTCGCGCCGCCCGGCAGCGTGATCCAGAACGGCAGCAACGGGACCGTTGATCTCAAGAACGCCGCTGGACTCAATGATTACGCCTGCAAGCTCCTGCACGGCGACTGGATCTGGTGGCAGGATCAGGTCAACAACGTGCTCCGGCTGGTGTCGCCGCAAGCCTTTGCGGCCGGCCGTTTGGCGAACCTGTCGCCCGAGCAGTCTGGCTTGAATAAGCCGATCTACGGTATCGTCGCCTCGCAGAAATCGTCCTCCGTGCCCGGGTCTTCGCAAGCCAACGTCTATGCGATGGCCGATCTGCAACTGCTGATCGAGAACGGCATCGACGTGATCTGCAATCCGCAGCCCGGCGGATACTATTGGGGTCTGCGGGCGGGCCACAACTCTTCGACGAATGCGTCTATCAACGGCGATAACTACACGCGGCTGACCAACTATATCTCGGCCAGCCTGGCAGCCGGCATGGGTACCTATGTCGGTCAGGTCATCAACTCGACGCTGTTCCAGAACATCCGGGCGACGCTGCTGGCCTTCCTGCAAAATATGCTCAGCCAGGGGCTTCTGGGTTCGCTCGATGGCAGCACTCCGTTCTCGGTCATCTGCGACACCACGAACAACCCGCTGTCCCGCACGTCGATCGGCTACGTGCAAGCTGACGTGCAGGTGCAATACCAGGGGATCAATGAGAAGTTCATCGTCAACCTGCAAGGCGGTACCACCGTCCAGGTTACGACGCAGACGCTCCCGACCGGGCAGGTTAGCTCCTGATCGCCGCCGTTCCGTAACGTTCGCAACCTGATGGAGGCCGGTGGTGTCCGGTACATACAACAATGACTTCTCACTCGGCAATGACTGCCGAGTGGTGCTGATCCTCGGGTCGCTGGGGCGGCTCGATTTCTCCCATGTGACCGGCTTCTCCGCCAACCAACTGGTCAAAAAGCTGCGCGTGCCGGTGCTGAACTATCCACCGCTCGGCCGCGATGTACCGGCCGGCTGGGAAGGCTCGTTCGATGTCGAACGTGCCAACAGCGTAGCCGACGACATGTCGGTCACACTGGAGGCGATGTTCTGGAATGGGCAGCGCCTTCCGACCGGGCAGCTCTACCAGTATCTGAACGAGGTGGACGGGTCGGTGTCCACCTATCTGTTCGAGGGGGTGACCGTGAACCTGCGCAACGCGGGTACGTTCCATCAGGAACAGAGCGTGAAACAGACGGTTGAGTTCTTCGCACGTCGCCGGGTGCGGCAGTAATGGGGGAAGCGATCGTCAGCACCGACGCGTCAGGGCGGCGGCTTACGCTGCGAGCCCTTTCGGCGCGGGAGCGGTTCGAGTTGTTCAAGGCAATTCCCAACGAGCAGCAAGGCAATCTGTCGTGGATGGGGTGGACGCTCGCGGCCTGCAGCGTGCGCGCAATCAATGACGTGCCGGTGCCGATACCTACCAACGAGAAAGACATCACGGCTCTGGTCGCGCAGCTCGATGATGACGGGATCGAAGTCGCGCAGCAGTTCATTATAGATCGGCAGAACGAGCGAGCATCGCGGGCAAAAAACTTACTCGGGACCCCGGCTTCCGAGAATGCCTCTGGCTCGTGAAGAACGGGGTCCCTTACGACGTTGCATTCGAGATGGATGATGCCGATCGGCTTGCCCACCTGGTCGTGTTCGGCGAATACGAAGGCAACCACTGGAACTGGCGACGGATGGGTTGGGAGGAGCGGCGATGAGAAGCTTCGACCTTCCTGGCTTTGCCGCGCATCTCGACAGTTTGGCGGCCGGCATCGCGGCGGAGGAGCGGGTTCTGCTCGATCGCGTGGCTCGAGCGATCAAGGCGGAGGCAAAACAGGCGATTGGGGAGCATCGGAACGCAATTGGACCCTTGACGTCGGGGGAAGGCGATCTGCGTGACAGCATCAAGCACACGGTGCTTAGGTCCAGTGCGCATGTCGGCTCCGATCTGCCGGAGGCCGAGGCTCGGGAGTTCGGTAGTGTAGCAACTCCGCCGCAGTCGTTTCTGAGCGGTTCGGCGTTCCGTAGGGCGGCGGAGGTGAGCGACATCATTGGCGATCATTTCTCGGGCTACCTCG